AATGATTTAATTGCTCCTTTAATTACACACACTCAAAGATTATATTATGATAGTAGTGTAAGTCATGGTCATGAAACAGTAGATAATTTGTATTATCAAAGTGGAACAGGTCATTATCATGGAGTGCTTTGGAGTGAGTTAAAATACGCTATAAGAGTACATACTATTATTGAAGCAATAGAAACTCAATATCCATCCATAGTTTTTAGTAATGATTTCTTTACTTCTACAAACGCTCCTTATTATGATTTGTTTATGTGGCTACATAGAAAGTCAGGAGATGTAGGTAACGGAGATCAAGTAACAACCTATCCAACATCTATTAATGGATGGACAGCTCCAGGTGGTGGTTCTGGAGATTGGGGAACAATGGCAAACACATCTACCTTAACAGTAAAATCAGATTTTCAAACCTTTAGTAATACAGATACCTTATTACAATTACAATTAAATACTACAAATACAGAAGATTATGCAGTAGAGGTTTTAAGAAATGGGGTGTCTATATACCAAGCTTCTGGTCTAAATGGAAATACAACATTATCCAGCACATCTGCTGGTGGAGACTTTGGAAGTACTTCTTTAGCTGCTGGAGATTGGTCTGTAATAATAACAGTAACTGCTTTAATTACGTTTACTAATATTGGATGGACTGTTAGAAACAATGATGGTGGTGGAGCAACTACTAATACATTTGATACTTCGGATAATGGCAATTTTCAATGTGCCACTACTTTTGAATTTGTTATAACTCAACAAACACCAGACATTAAGATTATAGACTTTTTAACTGGTCTGTTTAAAATGTTTAATCTAGTAGCATACACAAAAGCAGATGGAAGCATCTATGTAGACACCTTAGATAACTTCTATGCTACTTCTACCACTTATGATATAAGTAAGTATATAGACGTAAATACAAGCTCTGTAGATGTCGCATTGCCATATAGAGAAATTAATTTTACCTATGAAGGTTTAGGAACTTTTTTAGCTGCTCAATGGGAACAGTTAAATGTGGCTAAATGGGGAGCAGAAACTTTTAATGGTAATGGTAATTTAGATGGTGGCATTTATGTGGTTAAACTTCCTTTTGAACATATGCAGTTTGAAAGACTTGTAGATTTAGACGATGTAACAGGAGCAACACGTACTACTGCTCAATATGGATATTGTGTAAATGATAATCAACAACCCTACATAGGTAAACCAATATTGTTTTATCCTATTTTAAAAACAGGAGGAGCGACTACTCCAATATCTTTTAGAGATGACTCTGCAAATCATAGTGAAATAACCTCTTATATTCTGCCTTCCAATAGTGTAGCATTAGCAGCATCAACAAGTACTGCTAATATAAACTTTGGTAATATGATTAATGAGTATACAGGGCTTAATAATTATACAGGAACGCTTTACAATAATTACTATAGTAGCTATATAGAAAACTTGTTTTTAGAAAGCTCAAGATTAGTTAAATATACAGCTTACCTCCCACTAAGCATAGTTCTTAATTACACACTAGCAGACATCTTTATAGTAAACGGACAACAGTTTAGAATCAACAGCCTTAATATAAACTTGACTAATAACAAAAGTCAAATAGAACTAATTACAATATGATAGTAATAAAATTATTAAACATAGATAGTTTTTATGGTATTGATGAAACTATAGAAATAGCCAAAGGCAAAAACAAATTACCAGAAACATTAAAAGAAGGATTTAAACAGATTAAAAGACATACCAAATGGCTGAAAATTACACATTAAATATTGATGTTAACACATCCAAAGCTGTTAAAAGCGTAGACAATTTAGACGATGCAATAAAAGACACTTCAAAAAACACCCAAGATTTAGAGGGTTCTATGAGTGGTTTAGATTCTGCTTCTGGTGGCATGATTACTAAATTTAAAGGTTTAAAAAGTGGTTTAAAAAATGTTATAACTGGTTTTAAGTCTATGAGAGTGGCTATAATTGCTACAGGAATTGGCGCATTAGTTTTAGCAATTACTGCTGTAGGTGCTGCATTTACAAGTACAGAAGAAGGGCAAAACAAGTTCAATAAAATTATGGGAGTTCTTAGTTCTATAACTGGGAATTTGATAGACATACTTGCTACTCTAGGAGAAAAAATAATAAGTGTATTTCAAGATCCTAAACAAGCTCTTATTGATTTTAAAGATGCCTTTATTCAAAACATAACCAATAGGTTTACATCGGCTATTGAAACACTTGGCTTTTTAGGTAGCGCAATTAAAAAGGTATTTCAAGGAGATTTTAAAGGTGCAATGGAGGATGCTAAAAGTGCTGGTAGTTCTTACGTAGATAGTTTAACAGGGGTTAAAAACACCCTTGATAAAGTTACTGAATCCGTTAAAGAACTCTCTAATGAACTAATTGAAGAGGCAAAAATAGCTGCTGGTATAGCAGACCAAAGAGCAAAGGCTGATAAACTTGAAAGACAGTTATTAGTAGATAGAGCAACAGCAAATAGAGATAGAGCAAAGTTATTAGAACAAGCTATTGACAGAGAAAACTTTTCTACTAAACAAAGAATAGAATTTTTAGAAGAAGCTGGTAGATTAGAAGAAGAAATAACTAATAAAGAAATTATAGCTGCTAAATTAAGGTATGATGCAAAAGTAGCTGAAAATGCTTTGGCTGGATCAAAAAAAGCAGATTTAGAAGAACAGGCACAACTAGAAGCTAATTTAATTAATTTAGAAACTGCAAAACTTACAAAAGCTAAAGAGGTTACTTCTCAAATTATAGCATTAAAGGCTGAAGAAACAGCAGCATTAAAAGCCATTGATGATCAAGTTATTGCAGATCAATTAATTAAAGATCAAGCAGAGAAAGAAAGAACTGATAAAATTGCAGCAGACAAAAAAATAGCAGATGAAAAAGAAATAGCAGATGCTAAAATAGTTGCAGATGCAAAGATAGAAATTGCAAAGAAAGAAGAAGCAGCAAAAGTAGCAGCTTTAAATGGCTATGCTAATGCTTTAAGTGGAATCTCAGGTGTTATAGGACAAGAAACTGAAGCTGGTAAAGGTATTGCAATAGCTTCCTCTTTAGTTAATACTTATGCAGCGATAGCTGGACAATTAGCAGTATTTAGTGGAGTGGGCGCACCTCCTATTCCAGGTTATGCAATAGCACAAGCGATAGCAACAGGTGTTGTAGGTTTAGCAAATGTTAAAAAGATAGCAAGTGTAAAAATACCAAATTCATCTGGTGGGGGTTTTACACCACCATCAATATCAGCTCCACCAGCACAAGCACCACAATTTAACATAGTAGGTCAAGGAGCTGGAAGTCAAATAGCATCAGCACTAGGAGAACAACAACAAACACCAGTACAGGCTTTTGTAGTTAGTCAAGATGTAACAACAGCGCAGAGTTTAGAAAATGGAATAATACAAGGCGCAACACTTGGAGGATAAAATAACAAAAAACAATAAACCTTGTTTATATTAAAACATTATTTAAAATGGAAATAATAGAATTAGTAATAGATGAAAATGAAGAGTTTTCTGGAATAGAAGCTATATCTGTAGTGGAATCTCCAGCAATAGAAGAGGATTTTATCGCTCTTAAAAATGAGGATAAAATAAGACTTGCAGAAGTATCTAAAGAAAAACGACTGTTAATTGGAGGAGCACTAATACCAGACCGACCGATCTATCGCAAGAATGGAGATCATGAGTTTTATATCTATTTCTCTAAAGAGACTGTAGCTAAAGCATCTCAGATGTTTTTAAAAGCTGGTAATCAAGGACAGGCTACTATGGAGCATAAGGATAATAAATTAGAAGGTATGACTGTAGTTGAATCTTGGTTAATTGAAGATGAGGTACAGGATAAATCCAGAAAGTATGGTTTAGATTTACCTATAGGCACGTGGATGGTTTCTATGAAAGTAGATAATGATGACATCTGGAATAATTACGTAAAGAAAAACAAGGTAAAAGGATTCTCTATAGAAGGCTACTTTATTGATCGTTTAAGCGAAAGACCAAAAGACAAGCAAACAGATAAATTAAGCCAAGATGATAAACTACTAAACGAAATAATAGATGTACTCAAGGAATCAAAGACCAACAAAAAGTAGAACTTCCCCACAAGGAGGTAAAAGAGGTTGTCTATGTAAAAATAATACTTACAACTCTAAATGTTGTAACGGAGATTTACAAAATCAAGGAATAGGCGCATTAACAGGTCAATCATCTCCGACAGTATTTTTTGAGATATTAGCAGAGGATGGAGATTATCTTTTAACTGAAGCTAACGACAATTTTATGATAACGGAATTTCAATAAAACATCAAACATAAATATTAGTAGTTCCTGAATTTACAACACTTACTTATTAACTGTGTTTATATTAAAATCTAACAATTTATAATATGAACTCAAAACAAACTCTTAACAAAGTTAAAACTTTGCTTGGATTAGAAGTTCAGTTAGAAGAGAGAAAGCTAGAAAATGGCACTCGATTTGAAGCTGATGCATTTGAAAAAGGCAAAGAAGTTTTCATCATAACCGATGAAGATGAAAGAATTGCAGTACCCTCAGGAGAATATCTTTTAGATGATGGCTTTACGCTTATCGTTAAAGAAGATGGAATCATTGATGAGGTAAAAGAAGCTGTAGAAGAAGAGGTAGAAGAAACTGTAGAAGCACCTGTTGTGGAAGAAGTGGAAGCTGCTGAAGAAGCTGACGTTCAAGATTGGGAAGGAATGGAAAAAAGAATCAAAAACCTTGAAGATGCTATTGCTGATTTAAAAGTTGACAAGGAAAACAAAGTAGAAGCTTCAGAAATTGAAGTAGAAGCTGAGGTAGAATTATCTGCTGAAGAAACTGCTAAGCCATTCAAACACAATCCAGAAGCAAAAGCAAAAACAGAAACTAATCTATTTGCTCAAAATAGACCACAGACTACAAAAGATAGAGTGTTTAACAAATTATTTAACAACAATTAAAAATTAAAATTATGTCAAAAAGAACAGATTTAGCAACTACAGTAACTATTACTAGCTCATACGCTGGGGAGTTTGCTGGAAAATACATAAGTGCAGCATTATTGTCTGCATCTACTATTGATGATGGGGGGATCGAAGTTCTCCCAAATGTAAAATACAAACAAGTAATCCAAAGAGTAGAATCTGGATCAGATTTAATTACTGCTGGTAGTTGTGATTTTACTGCAAGCTCATCAGTAACATTAACAGAGGTTATAATTCAACCCTCTGAGTTTCAAATAAATTTGCAATTGTGTACCCAGGATTTTTTGAATACTTGGGAAAGTATACAAATGGGATACTCTGCGTTTAACGATGGTTTACCATCTTCATTTGCTGAATATTTAATCGGTCATGTAGCTGCAAAAGTAGCTGCACAAACGGAATCTAATATCTGGCAAGGAAATTTAGGTGGCGCAATAGCTGGTGAGTTCGATGGGATCGTTACACTCGCAACTGCTGATGCAACTGTACTAGATGTGGCTGGTGCTGCTGCTGGAGGATTAACTGCTGCTAATGTAATCGATGAGATGCAAAAAGCTGTAGATACTATTCCAAATTCTTTATACGGAAAAGAAGATTTAAGATTATATATTTCTCCTGAACAAGCTAAACTATATGTAAGAGCTTTAGGAGGTTTTTCTACAAGTATAGGAGCAAATGGTACAGATAACAGAGGGACTCAATGGTTTAATAATGGTTCTCTTTCTTTTGGAGGAGTAGCAATATTTGTAGCTAGAGGGATGCCTTCTGGATACATGGTAGTAGCTGAAATAAGCAACTTATTCTTTGGAACAGGCTTATTAAATGACTATAATGAATGTCGCACGATTGACATGAGTTCCGTTGATGGGAGTCAAAATGTCAGAATGATCATGAGATTTACTGCTGCTGTACAGATCGGAGTACCATCGGATGTTGTGCTTTACACTCCAGCTTAATAAATAATTACTAACTATATTATATGGGGGATTAAGTTCCCCCTATAATAGCTAAAACTTTAAAAATATGTCATGTGATATTACATTAGGGAGATTAGAACCCTGTAAAAAAGATGTTGGTGGTTTAGTAGCTGTTTATTTTATTAATTATTCTGCTGGTCTTTTGACTGGTACAACTGCTGCTACATTTGGCACAGATGATTTAATAACAGCTTTTGCTTCTGCACTTACCTTACACAAATACGATTTAAGAGGAACTAATTCTTTTGATGAAGTAAATGAAAATTCTAGAGAGAATGGTACTTCGGTATTCACTCAAACTGGAACTGTTCAATTAAAAAAACAAGATGCTGCAACTAGAAAAGAATTAAAACTATTAGGATATGGGAGACCACAAGTTATAGTAGAATCTTATTCTGCTGATGGAACAACTACTAAATTTCAGTTAGCTGGAATTGAAAATGGATGTGAAGTTGCTGCTAGTTCAGTATCTGGAGCTGCTATGGCAGACTTTACAGGATACAACCTTGTATTTACTGGAACGGAAAGAGAATCAGCTTATTTTGTTGATCCATTAATTATTGGAGATACAACTAATACAGTTGTTGTAGTAGGAGTATAATTATACTTAACAACTCAAATTAAAAGGCATTACTATACGTTTTGCCTTTTTTTTGTATAACACTTTTTGCCTTTTGGTGTTTATATTAAAATGTTATTTAATGATAATACTAACTACAAGCGCAACATCTCAAGAATTAAAGTTTATTCCTAGAGAATATACAGCTACTGGTTTTGAATTAACAGATCAAGACACAAATACACCTGTAACATATACAGGATTAACATTTACAAAAGATAGATATTATCTAAAAGGAAATGTAGTGTTTTCCCCTTTGCTTATCGAGGGTAGATTTTACACTATTAAAATTTTAAATGGAACAAA